TATCCTTGGCTTCAGTCTTATCTCGGCGCTTATTGTCTGGGCGGCAGTGGCTCGTATTCTCTCCGCGTTGTGAGGGGCTGAGATGGCTGGTCAACTCGACACACTTTTCAAGAATGTTGCCAAGCAGGTCGTTGCTGACTTGGGCAAGTCGTTTGACCACACGATCACGTACACCCGCAAGGCATCTCCGACTTACAACACCAGCACTGGAACGCTGACGACGACTGACACTGTTTACTCGTTTGACGTTCCAGTCGAGTTTGTGCAGTCAGAAGAGGAAGAAGGGCGCGAAGAGCGTCAAGCTCGTTTGTATATCACGCCTGATCAGATTGGAGACAATCAGCCGACATTTGAAGACATGGTGACGTTGAAGTATGCAGGATCTAACCGAACTGCACAAATAACTGACATCCGCACGTTCAAGGGCGATCAAGAATATCTGTTTCAGATCTTGGTGCGGTTCTGATGGGCAAGCTGGCAGATCAGATTGACGCTCAAATAAACGCTGACCTTGATCAAGCGTTTCGTCAGTTTGTTCGATTTATCTACAACGACTTGTCTAGCGAAGAAATTAGTCCTGTTTACACAGGTTTTTTTGCATCAAGCTGGAAGGTTTCTAAAAGTCGCCCACGTCCAACACACAAAGTTGAAGACTACGAGCCTTGGGCAACGATTAAAAAAGAAAAACGTCGTCGTTTCCCTGGGTTTACTCCCCGCATTGAGCCTAGGTTTGACATCCCATCATTCACAAGCGATGACACGATTTTCATAGGCAACACAACCAAGTACGCGAGGTATGCATTGGAGCGCCCCAGTCAAATCGTTTCGTATTTAGGTGGGATCAAGGCGATTGCATCGACCATTTTCAATGCAAGAGATGGTATTAGTCTTAGGGTTGCAGGCAGCGGCACTGCTCGCGGCTCTAGGTATCAAAGGATCTTATGACGCTTGTTGCTCCCCGAGCTGCTTTTGAAAAAGCAGTTACTGACGCTGTTGCAGCCGTGGATAACACGGTAGTAATGGTCTACGACAACGTAAGGTTTACGACTCCAGGCAAGGAGAAGAAGTATGTCTTGATGTCAGTGTCGTACAACCAAAGCACGATCCAGACACATGGTGCTGCGTCTGACTTTTATATCGGAGTTGTTCAGTGCAATATCTACGTTCCCAAGAATGCAGGCACTGCTGTGCTTGCAACGATTGGAGAGGCAGTTATTGATGGCTTGACCTCTGTCAACGCCTCTGGTTATACGGACACTTTTAGCTGTGCTCCTCGCTCGCTAGAGATTTCTGGTCCTACTCCATTAGAGATTGAAGACCGGGCTCACTTTATTGGTCTAGTATCTTGTCAGTTCAGCGCAATAGCGTAGAGTAGTAATGAAACAAAACCCATCTTCAATGCGGGCTGCAGAGATCCTTCGCAACAAGTTTGGCGTTAGTCAGCTGTATAGCTACGACGTAACTCAAGAAGGCGAGGTGCTGTTCACGGTGTTCTGGCATCCGTTGACCATTGCGGAGCGGGAGTCTATTCAGAAAAAAGTGGGCTCTGATGATGCCAGCGATTTTGCGCTTGGTTTGATGATTGAAAAAGCCCTGGATGAAAATGGTAAACGGTTGTTCCAAGATGGCGAAAAAGCAGTTCTGAAAAACGCTGTTGACGCTGCGGTTTTGCAGGAAATTCAGCTGGCAATGCTGACTTCTGGTGCTGACAACAAAGTGGAGAACGCTAAAGCGGACTTGAAAAGCGAGTCCTGACTGGCTGTTTGTTTTTCACCTAGCCAAAGAGCTGGGCATGACAGTCTCCCAACTTTGTGCCCATCTCACGCAAGAAGAGCTGATTGGTTGGGCTGCTTTTTTTGAGATCAAGGCCGAGGAAGAAGACAAGGCGATGGAACGCGCACAGGTCTCAGCCAGGGCGCAGACTATGAGCAAGCGCTAAGATTGGACATATCTCTGGTGCGGTGTCGCAGTGCAGGACATTTCACTTGCCGTAAAGGTAGATAAACGCCAAGTTAAAGACCTGAAGGCCCTGATCGGTCAGGTTGAGAAGCAGGTTGGCACCCTTAATAAGGTCAAAATCACTTTAGATACTACAAAGGCTGTAAAAGATCTTGAAGCATTAGAGCGATCAGCAAAAAAGCTAATCAATGCGCTTGGTAAGCCTGGTGGCATTAGGGCTGTTAAGAACAGTCTTGTAGAGATTTCTAACGCTAGCGGGAAAGTTTCTGATCAATTTAGGAAAGCAACTACTGCAGCTGAAAGGCAGAGTGCTGCTCTTGGCGTTCTAGCTTTGAGGTTTAAGGCACTCAGGGAAGAAGGTCGCTCACTGGTTTTAGGAGGTGCGGGTCAAACTGCTAAAGGCCAAGGAATGGGCCTGACTGGACAGGGAGGGTCTGCTACAGGTGCTGCTGGCAGCATCGAAAATATTATTAAAGACCTTTCAGGTCTGCCGCGCACGTTAGCAGCGTCTAAGCAGCAGTTTGCTGAAATTGATTTGCTGCTTGAGAACAGTGTTGCTGGCAGTAAAGCTTTTAACTTGCTAGCAAAAGCAAGAAAAGATTTTTTAGAACGAGAGCTTGTCATACGTGAGCAAATCAAACGGCAGCAAACTCCAATGCCTGCTGATGCGTTTGGAACGAAAGTGCCACTACTTCCTGCGGCTGGCCAAACCTCAGGAACATTTACGATTCAAGAGCGTAATGCCAAGGCTTCACAAGAAGCTGTAAGATCAGCTGCAGAAAAATTAAGAATAGAAAGGTTTATTTCCAGAGAAAACGCTAATCAAGCTCGAACAACTCGCGCCGCAGCAAAAGAGCGTCTTAACAACATTAGAAAGATTAGGCGGCGCAGGCAAGGCCAGCGATTGAACGAACAGCTGTTAGGAGCAGGCTTTCCTTTGCTGTTTGGTGGCGGAGCCGGTGCTGTAGGCGGCAGTATTCTTGGTGGCGCGTTAGGCGCACCATTTGGTGCAGCATTTGGCGGTCAAATTTTTGGCAGCGCTATTGGAACGCAACTTGAAATGGCCCTCCAAAAGGTCACGGAAATTGGCACAGCAGTAGAAACAATCGATGTGGAGCGACTGCGTGAAAATAATATACGCATTACCGACGAGCTTGCGGCTCAAGTTGAGTTCTATAAAGAGCAAGGAAAATTTTCTAAAGCCCGCACGGCTGTAGAGTTTGCTGTTTTTAAACAAACAGGCGCTCTTCCTGGAGTTACTACTGATATTGCAAATAACTTTAACCTTTTGGTAGCAGCTGGCAACGAGTTTTTGGCTGTAATAAGCACCACTTTAGGGATTTTGTCAGCACCTTTTATTACAGCTCTTGCTGGAATACTCAAAGTGGTAAACATTATACTTCAAGGCTTTAATACGCTTGCCAGCATCATAGGTGTGATAATTAAGGTTCTAGGCACTGGAATGCTTAAAGGCCTTGGAGTTGATGTTGACGGTTTAGCGGAATCAATAGGTAATGCAAATGGTCAGCTAGACGCGATGAGTGCAAAAGCGCGTGAAGCTGCAGTATCAGTCTCGAAAGGGTTCACGGATTCTTTGGATACTATTAATAAACTAAAGCAGACACTTGTTGGAACTGATTTTGCAACAACAATGGCTAATTTAACCACTGAAGAAGATTTTGCGGTGCAGGCAATAAGAAAGAAAACTGCAAAAGATTTTGGCCTTGGGCTTGCTCCAGGCACTGCTAGCCAGGTAGTGGCCTTAAAAGCTGGAGAAATTGGAGTTGTTGGAGCACAGTTTGCTCTTAAGAGGGAGCAGCTTCAAGCTAGGGATCTTAAAAGCGCACAAGCTCTTGAAAGACAGTTCTCGCGAGAGGTGGCTAATCGCCAAGCCGTGACCAAGCTTGAGCAGGAAAAAAATAAAATTAACGCAGAGTATGCAGATCGCATACGACGCTTGGATGAGCTTGGCAACACAGAAGAAGCAAGACAAGCCCGCATACTTGCCAAGCAAGTACAAACAACAAAGCTTGCTGACGCTGAGGCCAAGGCGCGTGTTCGCAGCGCACAGGCGCAAGACGCCTTGTTAAGCACTCAAGCAGGATTTGAGATGCAGCTTGAAACGTTACGAGCAAATGCCCCTGGAGCGTTCTCTGGCCTCTTCGGTGGTTCAGAACGAATGGCCTCTTTGGGGCAAATGGAAATGCAATTTGCGCTTGAAAAAAAAGACAGAGAGATTGAAATAATGCGGCAAAGAGTATCTTCTGGAAGTGCTTTTCAGTCGGAGGTAGACAATCTTGTTAAGAGCCGTGAACAATACGCGCTTTATCAGACGCAAATTCTTGACGCCACAGTTGCTCAAGAGCGATTTGCTGAAGCTTTGGCCTTAACGCAACCCGTTACCGACAGTCTGTTTGACAGCTTAATAGCTGTTGCTGATGGAACGAAGAGCGCACAAGAAGCGTTTGCGGATTTCCTTCGCAGCATTGCATCAATGCTGGTAGACACTGCCAAGCAAATGATTGCTCAGTACATCGCCATTGGGATCGCTCGCACGTTTGCTGGACTGCCAAAAATGTCCAGTGGGAAGACGGTTGAGATTACTAAGATCAGCCCAAAGATTGTCGAAAGTCTTGGCGGTATTGGGGAAAGGGCACTTGGTGGCTCAGTTAGCTCAGGACGGCCTTATATGGTTGGCGAGCGTGGCCCCGAGCTGTTTGTCCCTGGAGCACAGGGCAATATCGTTCCAAACAGCGCAATGGGCAGCGCTAACGTAGTTGTAAACGTGGATGCTTCTGGTTCGTCTGTCGAAGGTGATGCTGATCAGGCTTCGCAGCTTGGCAAGGTGATCGGCATTGCTGTGCAGCAAGAACTGGTGAAGCAGAAACGTCCTGGCGGTCTCCTCGCAAGCTAATGGCCACCTTTCCTTCGATTACTCCAACGTATGGGCTGCAAAAGAGCAGTTCACCAAACGTTCGCAAGGTGCAGTTTGGTGATGGCTACGAAGCCAGATTGACGTATGGCATCAACCAAAACCCCAAGGTTTTTAACCTGACGTTTGAGGTGTCAGAGACTGATGCCGACACGATCGAAACTTTCTTGGATGCACGAGCTGCAGACTTTGCCAGCTTTGACTTCACACCACCTGGAGAGGGCAGTAGTTCCAAATTTGTCTGTGAGCAGTGGAGTAAGTCGATTCCATACCTGAATCGCGCCAAAATTCAGGCAACGTTTCGCCAAGTCTTTGAACCGTAATGGCAGTAGCAGCTTGGGCAGCCAGCACTTCATTTTCTGTTGGCGACATTCGACGAGCCACAACAGATCAAGCATCCGGCCTGTTTTTCCGGTGTACGACTGCTGGAACGTCAGCGTCGTCTGAACCCAGTTGGCCAACAGATATTGGCAGCACGATCACAGACAACACCTGTGTGTGGACGGCGATTGCTTCTGCGTATGAGGAGCTTGCCAAGCTCAATCCCAGTGCAATTATCGAGCTGTTTGAGCTGCATCTGGACAATACGCTCCACGGCAGCACGGACGTTTACCGCTTCCATGCAGGCGCAAACGCAGCTATCGACGGCAACGTTGTTTTTAACGGCAACACCTACACCCGTATCCCAGTCAAGGCAGACGGCTTCGAGTTCACGAACACTGGTACGTTGCCCCGTCCCACGCTGACGATCAGCAACCTTGACGGCACGATGACCACGCTTCTGCTGCTGGTCAACGCAACTACTGCAGGCAATGATCTTGGTGGAGCGGAAGTTCGCCGGATCCGAACGCTGAAGAAGTTTTTGGATGGCGAGTCAACTGCTGATCCAAATGCCAAGTTCCCTGATGAGCGTTGGTATGTGGATCGAAAAGCTAATGAGTCACGGGACAGTGTGACGTTTGAGCTGGCCAGTAAGTTTGACCTTGCGGGTCAGAAGCTGCCAAAGCGTCAGATCGTGGCCAACGTCTGTCAGTGGGTGTATCGCAGCTCGGAATGCAGCTATACGGGCAGTAACTACTTTGACGTGAACGGCAACACCGTTAGTACGTTGGCTGCAGATGTTTGCGGCAAACGGGTTGAAAGTTGCAAGCTACGGTTTGGCAACAACGGCGAGTTGCCATTTGGATCGTTCCCCGGAGCTGGACTGACTCAATGATGAAGCTGACAGCGACGATGCAGGCTGAGATTCTTCAGCAAGCAAAGGACGAGTTCCCTCGTGAAAGCTGTGGTCTGGTTGCTGTTGTCAAAGGGCGTCGGCGTTACTTCCCATGCCGCAACATTGCTGAAACCCCTGATGAGCACTTTGTTCTTGATGGTTGGAACGAAGTAGAGGATAAGGGTGAGGTGGTCGCTGTTGTTCACAGCCATCCCAAGACCAATCCCGCTCCATCACCAGCTGATCGTGTTGCGTGCGAGAAGTCCGGCCTGCCGTGGTTCATCGTTAATCCAAATACTGAAGGCTGGGGCTACTGCGAGCCAGACGGCTTCGAGCTTCCGTATGTGGGGCGTGAGTTTGTTCACGGCGTTGTGGACTGCTACAGCCTTTGCCGTGATTGGTACGGAAGGGAGTGGGGGCTTGAGTTGCGGGATTATGACCG